TTATTGCATTTTTTCAAGGTCACTTCTGAGCCATTCGACATCTCGGACGGTATATACAGATTCAGTAATATCTTGGATTGAGTGGCCGACCATTTCTTTTAGGGCATATTCATCTACGTTCGCTTTTTTGCAGCGGGTAATAAAAGTTATTCGAGGATCATGAGGGCGGTGTTCTGGGTTGAGGTTAAGCTGCGCCATGACTTTTTTAAATCTATTAGCATATTTGTCATAAGTGAGTTTCCAGGAACCGGCGTGAGTCTGCCCCTTATCATTGAGCAGATATTCGCTTCCGATGGATAAAGCAAATTTATAATTTTTTATCAAGAGATTGCGGACTCTGGTATGAATGGGGACGATTCTCTGTTTCCCGGCCGGAGTTTTCATTCCTGCCTGCATATACCATTCGTCCAGATTGATTTCGTCCAGGCGAAGAGTAGCAAGCTCCTGCGGGCGCCATCCCATATAACATTGCATTAAGATCCAATCAACATATGGAGCTTTTCCAACATTTTCCCAAAGAGCGTTCATTTCGGCATCTGTAAAAATAATGTGAGAACGCTTGGCTTCTTCTTTTTCTTTTACAATCTCTTCCGAAATGTCAAAAGTCCGGGCATAATTCATCGGAACAATTTCATATTCGAGCGCATAGTCCAACATTAGGTTGAACATGGATTTTATGCGGGCTTTTGTGCCGGCGCTGGGAAAAATTTGCTGCCCTTTCTTTTTACCTTTGGTTTCGATCCGGAAGCCATCATCCATGCAACCTTTTATATGGCGGGCACGAAGATCTTTGGCTCGCATATTGTAAACAGAGGAACAATATGCCCATGCGGATCGAACAGTACGTTGGTATGCTTCAGAAGAATTTGGAAAATATTCGTTCGTCCAACGATCGTATAAATCTTTAACAGAAATATCGTCATCCAGATCGTAGGGATTCCGGTTATATTCAACCAGGGCCGAGTAGGCATCATTGTATGTTTGAAAATAGGAGCGGGGTTTTAAAGCCTTGAGAATATATTTTCCAAATTCGTTTTTGCCAACGCAGACGCGGACATAATATGAATTTCGAAGACTCCGGTCTTTTACCTGAGTGATGGATCCGAAGCCGTTCGGCAGCCGCATCCGTTTCTTACTTTTTCGGACCTTTTTCTGTATTGCCGATTTATCAAGCGGGTATCCGCAGTGCGGGCAGGCGATAGCCCTATCACTTACCTGCAGATCACATTCTGGACATTTCATCAGTGCCATACGATCATTCTCCTTCCTGTTGCGATGTCGCAACATAAAAATGGGTATAAAAATAACGCCCTCTTGCCAGGACGCCCGGAGAATGATATAATTCAGGTGTCTAAGCTGGATTATATCTTTCAGAGCAATCTGGTAAGAGAAAATCTATGTAAAGCCGTTCGATGTTACCAGCATCGGGCGGTTTTGCTATTTAAGTGAACTAAAATTATCAATTATTATTTTCGGTGCTTTGCATATCATCCTCGAACATATCATAAAATACATTCTCTGGAATGACTTCGATATCGTATCCTTCTAATTTGAGCTTTTCAGCTTTCTTTTGCTTATTACTTTTCCCGTCTTTAATCAGAGGACAGTAAGTGTTATTGGCTAGAATCAAAAAATTAGTCTTTTTTGTTACAGAATCGGCATTTATTCCACCGATATCAGCAACAAGTTGCATAGCATCTTTCCGAGCCATTTTTTCCAATGTGCCAGTAAAGACACAAACTTTTCCATAAAGAGGATGCGTAACATCGAAAGAACCCTTTGACGCCTGTATGTCGGTTGCTTTTAGGCCGCGTTTGTGCTTCTTCCAGGAATCGATGAAGCTGTCAAGACTTCCGGAAGACTGAATCATCTCTTCCTGGAGATGTTCGTAGCAGGCGTGAGTGATATAACAATCATTTAAAGAACGATGAGCGCCTGAATAATCAATCTTGTAACGTTCTGCTAGATCCTCCAAACGATGGTGGGCTTCCTCCGGGTGTAGGAATCGTGAAAATCTCATAGTATCAACAAAATCATTATCGAGTTTCTCTGAAAGATAATGCTCGAAGTTGTCATATAGGAAATTAATATCAAAATTAACATTGTGACCAATTAAAATATTTTCACCAATGAAATCTTTGAATTGCTTAAAAACAGGCATTGGATCCGGGGCAGTTGACAGCATTTCATTGGTGATGCCTGTGAGCTTTTCAATAAAATCGTCGATATAAGTGCCGTCATCATATGTTTCTTCTGGTTTAATTAAAGAGGTGAAGTTTCCTACCTCTTTTCCATCTACGTATTTCACGGCAGACACTTCAATAATTGAATCAAAATCGGGTGAAAGTCCAGTTGTTTCGATATCTATGATACAGTAGCTGGATGGAACAGAAAAAAGATTTTTTCCTTTTTCTCGGATCCTTTTTTGAGCTTCAGTAATTCCACTAAGAGAAAATGTTAATGTCATATAGGCTCCTTTCTAAAGACATAATCATTCTTTAGTTCTTAATCTTAAATTAATTAATTCCATTGGATATCCCGTACAATCACAGAACTGGCTCTGCGTGTACCCGGAATAAGCCTGCAGCAAATCATCCGATATGAGGAGATGAGCAGCAAATTCGTTTGCTTCCCGTTCGATGCCAGATGTGAGCAGCAAAGTTTTGTTTTTTATGAACGCACAATTTTCTTTTCTATGTAAAAGCGCGTGCCCGAGTTCGTGTGCCGCGACTACTTCGAAGAGCGGACTGTCCGCCGGGATGCTGTCATTAATGAAGATCCAGCGCTTCCGGTTTATAAGTTTGTAGTTTCCAGCAATGTTTCCAAGTGGGAGAATCGCTATGCGAATATTGGCATATTCGGCAATCTTTATAGGATTCCGGCTTCCGGTCATGCGTTCGTAATATCGGATCAGCCTGCGGATTTTATGATCGATTGTTTCCAAAAAGTACCACCTACTTTTTATTCTTATTTGGATTGTACTTTACTTTATTTTCTTTCTTTGTTTCCCTAAGCGCGTATTCGAATGCGTTTTGGAGCAGGCTCAGGGAGGCACTGTCAATTTCAGAATCGCCGTAATACAGAGGTCCATCTTCGCCGTTTCGGATTTTATCCATGATGTTATCTAGATCTTTCTTTATGTCGCGCTCATCGCGGGCGGTAAGCTCTGGAGCCTTTTCTTTTATTTCATTACGTCCGGTCATTAGATAATCGACGGTTACGCCGAAATAGTCAGCTACCTTTTGTAGGGTTTTAGATGAAGGTGTACTTCTGCCAGATTTCCAATTACTGAGTGCGGTTTGGGTTACTCCTGCTTCCTTTGCAACTTTGTAAGGGGTAACACCATGTTTTTGTAGAAGTTGCTCAAAGACTTCGTACATTTTTGTGCTCCTTTCACAAAGATAGCATACTTTCGCAAAAATTAGTAAAATCTCTTGACTACTAACGATTAATGTTGTATTATCTACTTACGCAAGCGAAAGCAAGCGAAATAAATACTTTCAACTGCGATATGCTTACTTTTATAAAATGTGGTAGTTTTATACTTGAAAGTATATCACAGTACGAAAGTATTTTCAATACCATACTTACGGAAAGGAGATGCTATTTTGTACAAAAAATTTCAGGCTCTTTTGGAAAAAAAGAACAAAACAGTGTATCAGGTATCAAAAGAAACCGGAATTAGCCAGACTGCGTTCTCAAATTGGAAATCTGGACGATCAACTCCAAGCATAGAAAGCCTTAAAAAATTATCGGCATATTTTGAAGTGGCAATAGAGGACTTGCTTGATTAGGAAAGTTCAAATTACTTGCAGATGAGTTTTTTACGGAAAGTGGCCGAACGGATGAGAGTTTCAGTGAGTGAGCTGCTGGGATGAACTAAGCAGATAGGAGGGAGGCGAGAGGGATGGAAACTAGAATAACTTTTGAAATCTCTGGTGAGCAGTACACAATGTTTGTGGAAGGCATTCTGAGAAAGAAATACTACTTATCCAAAAAGAATAAGAGCAGTGTACTCTCGGATCCGATTCAAGTAAAAGTTACAGCCAGCACAATGAAAGAATCAATCATATACTGGCTGGAATGTTTACAGACCTATATGAGAAAAAAGAGATTTCAGAAGAAAAGTCAATCCGGTCGCAGCAGTGCCGGAAATTGCTCCAGAAGAAATATCGGTTAGAAATTTGTTTATCACATTAGATTTCTTTTCTGGAGTGATGTACGGATTTTTCAATTCGTATAATAATTCTTCGATTAGTTTCTTGCAATCGTCGGGAAGATTAGAGGAAGAAACATCGACAGAGATTTTATTATAGTTGTTGCTTACGGTGTTCTGTGATCCGTTGATGAAGATAGAATTGTCACCGCTAAACATGGAAAATGGTTCTGGTTCTTTGTAGCCGTTTTCAGCAAATTTTATACCTTCAACAGTAAGAATAAATTGGCAAAACCCAACGGCTTGAGCGGTAAGGCGGATATATCCATATTCTTCTAGTAGAGCTAGAGAGTCAACTATATTTCTTTTCTCAATGGGAGACATATTTGTAAACCAAATAGAGCACTCTCGTTTGTGGGTGTCTTTATAGCGATTATAAAGATCGGTTAAGAGCTGGAGTTCATTTTGTGACATGGTAAAATATCCTTTCGTTTGTACTCGGCGCGGCAACGCCTGTAAGTACAGTATAGGATAAGACAGGATAAAAGGCAATGATAGAGGAGAGTGAGGTTATGGCAGAGACGGCAAAAGATCTTACACGGTCGAAGGAAATAGCAGAGCATGTCTGTCGGATGCTCATGGCAGCAGGCAGTGTGCCGGAATTTGGCACTGGCGGCGTACCGGTGGCGGTAGCTGCTAGAGTGATGGGAAAGGATCCAACCTGGGTGCAGGCGGGGATCATTTGTGGGTGGCTTCCGATTGGAAAAGCAACGCAGGATATGAAACAGGTTACCAGTATGGAGCAGGTGGATCGAGGAAAACGGACCAATTATTATATCAGTCCGAAATTATTTTGGGAAATGACTGGTTATGTGTGGCGGGGAAAAGAAGAGAAAATCGTGTAGCACTTGCCAGAGCTTCTGGCGGTGCATGGAATCCGACCGGGAATATGCCTGTCGAGAATATGAGAAGAAAGCGAGGAAGCGTAATGGAAAGAAAAGAATTGCAGTACATACCCGTTCGGAGTCAGAGCCAGCAGAGGGTTAGAGAGCTGGCGGCAAGACTGTATCGGTCGGACGCGCAGCGGTTGTTCTGGTTTCGTGTGGCGGTTGGCTGCGCGGCCGTCACGGCGGTGGCAACTGGGGCAATGATGGCGATTGCACAGAGTGCTTCGGTGTTTTAGAAAAAAGCCGATGAGTGAAAGAGAAAAGGAGCGTACTTATGAAGAACGGGAAGTTATTTGTAATTATCGGCGGAATTATTATAGCCGCTGCGCTGACATTTACAGTTGGTATCCAGTCGGCACAGAACAGAGCGATTGGATTGGAAGAGTCGGTATATACGGCTGAATCCGATATTAAGGTACAAGAGAAAGCACGTGTGGATAAAGTATACAACTTGGCAGATTGCGTTAAACAGTACGACAGACATGAATCAGACACCCTTAATCAGTTGGCAGATAAGATGTCTAAAGGGAATCAGATTGAGGATGTAAGCACGGCGCTGGCAGCGGTCACATATTCTTACCCAGAATTGAAATCGAATGAGAATTATAAACAACTCATGCAGGAGCTGACAGTCATTGAAAATCAGTTATCTCAGTACCGCGAAAATTATAACAGCAATATAAAAACGTATAACAGTTATGTTAAGAGATTTCCGGCGAGAGTATTCTTGTCATGGACAGGTTATAAGGTGCAAAATTTTGAACGCCTTGATTATCAAGCGCCTGTATCAGCTCCGACAAAGTTATTTGAGGAATAGTCATGGAAGTAAAAAAAAGAGAGATTCTGGTCAGTATTATTATTGCACTTATTTCAATCATGATTGGAATTTTCATTTCTGGAAAAATCAGCGATAGTCAAGATGCAGGAAGAGAGAGCTATCAAAAAGCTATCCAGATTGAAGAACCAGAAATTTTCCGGCATTGTATGAGTGTAAACTCTGGAGATGGTCTGATTTACGGAGAATTAAAGGCAGTTGATACTGTCAGCGATCCGAATATTGAAGGGGAATGGTTATATTTATCAAAAAAAACTCAACGATATACGATGCACACCAGAACGGTTCATACTGGAAAGACTACACGTATCGAAACCTACTGGACTTGGGACACGATTTCAGTTGAAGAGCTTCACAGCAAACGGGTTAGTTTTTGCGGAGTGGAATTTTCGTATGAGAAAATAAACCGCCCTGATAGCCATTACATAGATACAGTGAAAACGGGAAGGCATATGCGGGAAGTGTTTGATGGGTGCGATACCTCATATATTGGAACCATTTTTACCAAGATGGCTGATAATGCGATATCAGATGGTTCTTCTTTTTATCTGAACAAGACACCGCAGGAAACTTTGGATGTTGTAAAGAATGCTGGACGTTGGGAATTAGTTCTGTTCTGGGTAATGTGGCTGATATTAACCGGTATTGTTATAGTTTCTTTTTGCCATATGGATAATGATTGGCTGGATTGAGATCACTTTAAAGGGGGTAACACGATGAAGGTAATAGAGGTTAAAGAGATTCTAGTAGAAGACGATGTTTATGCAGCGTTGGAAAGAGAAGCTAAGGAGCTTAGCATATCGGCGGCGAAGTGTACACCTCCGTTTGAAGTGACAATCAGTCATGTGATTGATATAGCGGTGCGCGCATATGGACAGGGATTAATAGAGGAACAGAAGAAGGCAGACGCGCTAGCTTATACGGAATAGGAGAGGCGAAAAATGAGGTATTTTAAAATCTGCCCGCGGTGCGGAGCACATCTGGATCCGGGCGAGTCATGTGACTGCAGAAGGGAGAGAAACTATGAGCCAGGTGGACAAGGTAGAGATTCTCGCCGCGAGCATCCGAGCGCGCCTTATCTTGCCAGAAGGTCAGGAAGAGAACCTGCGGAGCGCCTTGGAAGAGGGACTGAGTAAAGTTGATGAAGTAGAGCGGGTGCAGACCAAGGCGGTATCGCCATATCGGTACATAGAGGTGCAGATGGAGGATAGGCAAGGATTTGCGCTGTGGGCGGCGGGTGGGTTTGATGGAAGAAGCAAGAGAGGATATGCGATTACGGCAGCGGGGCCGGATGGGCGCCCGCTGAAGCCCTATCGGCTTATCAGGGAGACGAATGGACGGCACCTGCTCTTGCCATTGTATCAGGGATGCTTTATTGCAGAGTCAAAAGCGCTGCCGCGGGGCGGTCCGCTGACAAGCTTGTATCAGGTGATAGGTTTTATCGGGCGGGACGGAAAGCTGTATGCGAAATGCCAGTGCCTGTGCAGTTCAGGAGACAGCTTTTTTGTATCCAAGATGAAAGAGGGAGAGGCGGATCGCTTTTCTGGCTTGATGGAGTCTGCAGCTTATATGGCAAGTAAGGAAAGTAATACATCGACGGAGTATTGGTGGTAGTATGGAACATTTTACAGCGGAGGTGCAGCGGATTCGTCCGACGGCACCGGGACAGCAGGTGATTGAACTTGCGGCGGACGAACGGCTTGCCAGGATGATTCGGAACAGGAATGTCCGTTATGTGGCGATTGGCATAGAGGATGGACGCCGCATCACACCTCTGCAGCAGAGAAAAGCGTATGCCACGCTGCGGGACATCGGTGAGTATACCGGGTACCCGATGGATGCAATCAAGGGAATCATGAAAGTAGAGCACATGATGCGGACAGGGGACTATGAATATTTTTCCCTGGCAGATTGTTCCGTGACGAAAGCAAGAGAATTTATCAATACATTGTTGGAATATGCCCTGAAAGAGGGGATTATCATGGATGAATCTGGTCTGATGAGGACGGATGATATCGATACCTACCTGATCCAATGCATCCGATACCGGCGGTGCTGTATCTGCGGGCGGGCGGCGGACATACATCATGTGGATGCGATCGGTATGGGAAATAACCGGCGGCATTATGATGATTCGCAGAATGAGATAGCGGCTCTTTGCCGGAACCATCACAACCTGGCACACAGTTTGGGATGGCAGCGGTTTATGAGTAGATATAAGGTGTACGGTATTGAAAGATACCGGTGCCGGGAAGGAGGAAGTGATGGCAATATCGTTCGAGACGATTGGGAACGGGGCGCTGGCGGCGCAGTTCAGGCAGGCGCTGGCACAGGTGGGGCGAAACATTATTGACCCGAATATGGATCCAGAGGCTGCGCGGGGAATAACAATCAAACTTAAATTCAAGCCGAATGAAAGCGGAACAATCGAAACGATCTATGCTTGTGAAGCAAAGTTAGCTGGTCCGAAAAAGTCGAAAACAACGTTTTTGATTGGACAGGATGTGCGAACCGGAAAGATCGAAATGTCAGAATATGGAAATAACCGTCCGCAAGTGGCTGCGTATGATGCAATTCAGACAGCGCCGCGGCAGCAGGCTGAGACAGAGAAAAATTTCGATCCGGAGACAGGAGAAATTTACGAGCCGCAGTCCGGACCGATTGATTTAAGAAAGAAGAAGGGAGAATAGAAAGATGGAAGGATTAAAAGAAGCGATTGACCGCGTAGCAGAGCTGGCGGTACAGGCGGAAAAAACAGAGGTTGTAACGATTGCCGGAAAAACATATGCGAACCGCAATCTGGTACGGTATGACACGCCTAAAAAGGCAGCAGCCATTCATACTCATTCACTGGTTTCACTTCTGGAGTACATTGAGAAATGTGCGGGCGAATTTGCTGGTAAGAAAATGACAATTCATGTTGAGAGCCCGGAGAGAGTCCACTTTATTTCAGAGCTGGATTCAGAGCGTGGAAGAGAATGCCTGTTTGAGGCTGAAGCGGAGATATCGGCGTTTCGTTTTGGAAGCTGGTACGAACAGGAGAATTTCATGATTGCGCTGCAGTCGAATTTTCAGCCGAATGACGATTTGGCGGCGGTTATGATGCTGGCTGGAAACATCGAAAAGAAGAATAAGCAAACGTTTTCGGATGATGGAGTATCCCAGGTGGCAACCATGAGCGTGGGCGTTGCATCGAAAGCGGATGCGATGGTTCCGAACCCGGTGGACTTGACGCCTTTCCGCACATTTATGGAGGTAAAACAGCCATCCAGTAAATTTGTGTTCCGTATCAGCGGAGAAGAGACCCCACAGTTCAAACTTGTGGAAGCAGAAGGTGGAATCTGGAAGTATGAGGCGATCGCCAACATTAAAGATTACCTTCTGGACGGACTGGGTAAAATGCCGGAGGAAATCAGAAACCGTATTGTGGTTATCGGATAACCGAAAGAAAAAGTAACATTCTCCTGTGGAGATAATTTGTTATATATTACCGAACTGTGCCATTGGTTGGCATCTGCCCCGGAGCTTGTCGTACTCCGGGGACTCCTTAAAATATAATTGGCTTTCTCTGACCGTCCGGATGGGTTGTCTTAGCGAGCCTAAAAGTGATGCTTCGGCAGGCGGGGATATCCTTCCTGCTGCGGCATATACGAGGTGGAGAATATGAAGGAAGGTATCAAAGAGGGTATTACCTATTTTCCACTTGATTGTCACTTAGATGAAAAATTTGATTTGATAGAAGCAGAATACGGATTAAAAGCATTTTCGGTAGTCGTCAAGCTCTTCCAGAGAATCTACGGCGGGCATGGTTATTACTGCGAATGGAATGATGATATAGCGTTACTCTTTGCGAGACAGAAATGCCTTTCATCCAGCGACGCGGGAAACAATTTAATAGCCAATATAGTGGCGGCTTCTATCAGGCGGGGTATCTTTTCCAAAGAGCTGTACGAAAAATACGGGGTTTTAACCTCCAGGGGAATCCAGAAACGGTATCTGGATATCGTGTATAAACGTAAGGCTGTAAAAATGGAAAAGGCATACCTTTTATTAAGTGATGCCGAAATCAAGGGAAATGTTGTCTTAATCGACCATTCTGACGACAGAATGATAAAAAATGACGTCAGAATCGAACAAAGTAAAGTAAAGCAAAGTAAAAAGAATACTAACGTATTCTTCGTTGCAAACGGCGAACCGCCTGCAACGCCGACGAGAAAGCTGATTCCGGAAGATAGTTTCGAAATGCGCTGTGTTAATTGCCTGATTGATGCACTGGTGAAGGATATGCCAGGAGCCAAGGTACCCAAGACGGCAGCAGAACGGCAGAAATGGGCTGTGGAAATTGAAAAGATGAAGCGGATTGATAAACGGAGTGAAGAGGAAATTCAGGAAGCTCTTAACTACGCTGTTACGGCTCCATTCTGGAAAACGAATATCCGCAGCACTGGCAAATTCCGGAAACAGTTTGAAACGCTGCTTCTTCAGAGCCGCCAGCGGACTGACAGAAACAGGCAGCAGGCAGCGCCGAAGAACCGGTTCCACAATTTGGAAGAGCATGGATATGACTATGACAAAATGGTGTGGGATATGGCAAATCGGTCTGGATTAGGGTAAAGAGGTACGGAGATGGAAGAATTAAAGAAAACACCGCGAACGGGCATGGAAGCGGCTGGGCAGCAGACGGGACTCTCTCTGGCGGAGGCAGAAAAGCGGATTGTCCAGAGCGCAGCGGGGAGCATGATAGAGATCGGCTATTACCTGAAGCAGATTCGGGATGCGCGGCTGTATGAGGAGAAAGGTTATAAAAACATCTGGGAGTATGCGGAAGCGGAGTTTGGTTTTCATAAATCAACGGCATCCCGTTATATGACCCGGAACGACCGCTTTTCGAAAGGCGGGAACAGTCCGGAGCTGGATGAGAGATACATAGGCTACAGCAAGAGCCAGCTGCAGGAAATGCTTTCCCTGGATGATGAGCAGATGGGGCAGGTAACACCGGATATGACGGTTGGGGAAATTCGTCAGATCCGGAAAGCGGAAGAAGATCCAGATCCGCAGCTTCCCGGTCAGATGGAGATTTCGGAATTCTTGGACGATGAACCGACCGAAGAACTGGAAGAGGATGCGCTTCCGGAAGAGATTCCGGTCGGAACAGTCACACTGCAGGTTGCGGATATGTTGGAAGAAGATCCGGAAGGCGTTGCGATGTCGCAACAGGAACCGGAAGAGGTGAATACGATTTGCCAAGAGCTTCGTGGGATTTATTTAAATGAGGTGGCAAAGAAGTTAATCAGGAACTGTAAAGATTGGTTCCTCGCGGATTTCCATAATAGAGTCACGAATGTGGTAGAGAGCGAAAAGCAGCTTAAAGCGAAATGGGTGGGACAATCCAGAACTTATCACTTTTTGGACCCTGTAAACGATCAAAAGGTGGCCTGGATTAACATGTTTGATAGTTATGTCCAGGTTTGGGATGGGAATAAAGAATGCCTCGGAAATGCGGGATGGTTTTATCTCTGTTCGGCGATACAGGGCATGTGGAATGAGGTTGTGTTAGAGGATGTAAAGAAGCAGATGGAGGACGAGGAGAAAGAGACGAAGTCCGGAAAGTGCATCCATCGTACCGGTTTTATGTGCGACCTTTTAGAAGAAGATAAGAAGGTAGCAAAGGACGGAGAAGATTGTACACATGCCTGCTGTTGGAATTGTAAGCATCATGGAGCTTGCCCTTACCACATAGAGTGCTATGCATCGGCTCATCGGCCGGTATCAGATGCAGAGGATAACAGTGATGTGGCAGCAGGGCAGGAAGAGATTCTAGCCGACCTGGCAGAAGAATCTAAGACTGAAGATTGGCAGCAGGAAGAAAAGACGGACTTAGAACTGGTTCTCCAGATGCATCGGGGCGAAAATGAGTTATTGTCAAAGTTCTTGAAAATCCCAGGGATCGAACCGAATGATGAGCATCTGAGAAAACAGGAGTTAAAAGTAAGAGCGCTGGAACAGATGCTCGAAAAGATGAAAGCAGGCGAATTTGAAGAAGAGCCGGTTCTTTCAGAGCCGGAGCAACCGGAACTTCCGGTCATGAAGAATGACAAGGAGAGAAAGGAATGGCTTGCAGCTTATCAAGATTGGGGTATCTGGTACCGGGATGAAAACATCGGAGCAACCTACTACAAGTATGACTTTGAGAATGGCGCCAGACTCATCGTAGAAGAGTATGAAAATATCCTTTCGATTTGCGGAAAAGAGAAAAAAACTATCAGTGGGTATTACCATCTGGTAGGAGGACCGGAACCGGCCCGGAGCAATAGAGTAGAGAAATGGACGCGCCATGAAAGATATACGAAATATCCGAACAGCGAAACAGAACTAGTGGAGTTTTTGAAAGAGGTGCAGCGGAAATGACAAAGCGGGAGGTAATTGAAGACCTCATTAAAAATACTTCCGGTCCGGTAACAATTAAATATTTGGCGAGGTTAAGCCGGAGCCAGAAAGCTACGGTTAATTGCATTGTGAATGATATGCAGGATGAATTACTTGTGGAATGCATCGGAAAGCTGGATCAGGAAAGATTATATCGTCCGACGGTACTTCTGACCCGTCCTCCGTCCTGCAAATCCTGCCGGGAAGGAATATGGCCGGTAGAGATTGATGAGGTAAGACAAAAGATAAAATATGGCAGCCTGGTGGTTATAAGAGATAGGGATGGTGTATTAAATGTGGAAAAGGTGGATAAGACATATCCCTATCATTGCCATATGCAGAGCGGACACAGTTACACATGGGGCGAGATGGTGCAGTTTGATAGATTAGGGAGGATACAGAAACAAAGGGGGAATAAATATTGCGTTCGGTAATTCGATACCCGGGCAGTAAGGCGCGGCTGGCGGACTGGATCATCGGTCACTTCCCGGAGCACCGCAGCTACTTGGAGCCGTTTTTGGGTTCTGGAGCTGTTCTGTTTCAAAAGCCCAGAAGCTCTATCGAGACGGTAAACGATCTGGATGGTGAGGTCATCAACCTGTTCGATTGCATACGAAGAGATCCGGAACGCCTGGCATGGGAAATCTATAACACACCGTATGCAAGGGAGACATATGAGGCAGCAGATGAGCCAGTAGACGCCTATAGTAGGGCGATAAAACTCTGCATCCGGGCAAATCAAGGTTATGGTTTTAGGATGGTGGGATCGGCGCCAGGTTGGAAAAGGGATGTGTACGGGCGAGAAAAGGCGTATACGGCGCGGGATTGGTGCCGCCTGCCGGATGCCGTCATGCAGGCGGCGGAGCGGTTGCGGGGAGTGCAGATAGAGTGCATGGATGCGGTCACGCTGATCGAACAGTACAACCATGCGAATGTGCTGATTTACTGCGATCCGCCGTATGTCCTCGGCAGCAGGACAGGGAAGCAGTATAAACATGAGATGAGCGACAAAGATCATGAGCGATTGCTGCAGGTGCTTCTGCGGCATACGGGACCGGTGTTGATAAGTGGCTATGACAATGAGATATATCGAGACATGCTTCGGGGCTGGCATCTGGAAATGCAAATGGAATACTGCAGGGCGAACAAGCTCCGGACAGAATGCCTCTGGATGAATTTTGTGCCAGAGGGACAAATTGAAATGTATTTAAGCGATAAGAAATAATTAGGGGAGTAAGATGATGAAAAGATTAACCGAATTGGATGAGAATGGGAATATCCGGGTAAAAGCGTTTAATATTGAGAACGTTAAATCAGGAAACTGGAAGGTTATGATTAATGAAATGTATGAATTGCAAAAGAGATTATATGCCTACGAAGAAACGGGGCTTTCTCCAGAGCAAATTAAAAAATTGAATGAGTTTGAACGTTCACAGCTTGTTACGATTCTTAAAGAGCTGGCAGCAGAACGAGCTAAATATCATTGGATTCTGCCAGAAATGGAGTTGCCGGAAAGCGGAGATTCGGTGCTCGTTACGGTGTCAGGGCATTTTGGTGGAATGATTTTTCAAGATGCTTTGGAATTGGCTGTATATGATCCAGTTGTTGGATGGATTGTAGATGGATATCCGGAATGGGAAGAGCCAGAGGTAAAAGCATGGATGCATCTGCCGGAGGCATATGGAAGTGACGTGGAACAGAGAGGTATTTTTGAGGCGGAGGGAGTGGATGCCACTAAGGAAGCGGTATATCCGGAGTGGAAAAGAAAATTGATGCAGACGTTCCTTGGCAGCAGGAGAGGATGAATGAAAAATGAAGCAGCCGTATGAACAGGGAAAAAGGATGAATTTATTGCATGGCCTTTATGATGAGCAAATGGGGCAGCAGGTGACGGGAGTTTATTCCTATGCAGAAATAGGCAGAATGATAGGACGTTCCATTTCGGCGGTCAAGCTGGCGGACGATGAGGAACGGCTGATTGCCGGACGTTATCGGATACTTCCGGATCCCATCCTGGAAGAGTGGGACAAAGCGAGACTAAAGATTCTCCACTATTGCAGAAAAAAATAAGGGAGGTGGTACCGTTGGACAAACGGATATTGGAGCAGTACATAGATGCCTGCGCCCAGGTCAAGGAGACAGAAGCAGAGCTGGAAAAGATTAGGAGAGCAAAAAAGCGGCAAGAGCAGGATGCTGTCAAAGGCTCATCACATGATTTTCCATATACGATGCAGACGTATCGGATTGAGGGACTTGCGTATGCATCAATGCAAGAGCCAGGTGCAGAGGATCGTCTGGAAGAAGTGTTAAAAGAGCGTCTGCGGAAAGCGGCACGGATTAAACAGGACGTGGAAGTGTGGATCAATACGATTCCAGTGCGGATGCAGCGTATTATCCGGTATCGGGTTTTTGAAGGAATGACATGGGAGCAGGTAGCTATACGCATGGGGCGCGGGGCGACTGGAGATAGTGTTCGAATGGAATATGTAAAATTTATGAAAGAAGTGTAAGTTATTTCGTTTATTTCGTTTTTTTCGTTTTCAAAGTGCTATCATGTATCATGAAGCTAAAGGCTTATAGCTGACAGCTTCAACGGACACGCTTGCAAGAGCGTTGAATACTCCTCCGTATATACTTCAATCCCCGCTGGACAGTGACCCCGGCGGGGAACCCCCTGGGGCGTAGCTCAGTCGGTTAGAGCAGCTGGCTTATGTCCAGCGTGTCGAGGGTTCGAGTCCTTCCGTCCCGATTTGGCGGTTGTTTGGCGGAGCAACACGCCGATCCGCTTATTTTGCGGTTCTTGGTAATAAATATCCTTTCGAGAATGGCACCTGTCGCGAGATGGGTGCCTTTTGCTATGAAAAAAGCCGGCTTATTCAGCCGACTCGTTTCTGCATAAGTCATCCAGGGTAACGCCCAGAGCATTAGCCAGCTGGATGGCGGTTGATACGCGGCAGTCATTACGGTTTTCAATTTCCTGGATTGTTCGGCGCGGGACACCGGACAGTTCGACTAGCTTCGGAACGGATAGACCGCGTTCAGTGCGTATTTCTTTTAGACGCATGGAAACACCTCCATAATTTAGGAATCACATCAGCAAGGACAAGGATAGACATACAGGCTGTAAAAATACAGGATGGGATAGACCAGTCCGAACCGATTGCAAATATAAGAGAGCAAAGTAAGAGTACGGTGGTTAAATGGATTTTCATTTTACATTTTTAATCGGATATGATAAGATTTTGGGAGGGGAGATTTCTCTCCCCTGTCATTTACTTGAGCGCTTTTATCAACTCTGCGATTGACATTATCAATGCTGCGGTGGCAGCCACGGCTTTGATAAGCAGATTGAGGAAGCGCTCTAGTTGTTTGCGTTTCTTTTTCTTACCCATCCGATACTCTCCTTTCCTTTTGATAATATAATTATAGCACATAAAATAGTGCTAGTCAACACAAAAAGCACATAAATTTGTGCTAAACAATATGAAGTGGCATCCGGAAAGCGGGTGCTCTTTTCTTATGCCGGGAGGTGATGTGATGATATATAAAAGATGCCCGCACTGTAAAAAAAGAGTGCCGGCAGGAGAAAAATGTGGGTGTGGGTATAAACGGGAGTATGCACCGCCAGAAAAAACGAGGAGACTGTATCACTCTGCCAGATGGCAGAAGATAAGAAATACAGTTATTGGATTCTATTCTGGCATTGATCCATACGCACAGAAACATGGAAGAATCGAATATGCTTTTACAGTCCATCACATTGTGCCGGCAGAAGAAGATCCGGATCGCTTTTGGCGTCTGGATAATCTTATACCTTTGTCCAGAGCATCGCACGATGAGGTGCATGGACGCTACAGGGCATCGGATGAGGAGAAGAGGAAAGCACAAGAGGAGCTTCGATCACTTTTGAAGCTTCCTGATTGGGCTGCCCAGGGGGGTGCGGAAAAGTAGCGGTATTTCAGCCGTAGACCGCCGCTCCTCCTTTCATTTCGCAAATTTCCCTTTTGGGGGTCAAAAGGAGGGGATGATAGATATGGCCAATAACAGAAAAGTGCTGCAGCTTAGCTCAAAGCACAGAACAAAGGCGGAAAAGGCGCGTAGAGAATACGAAGAGTCGCTGATACAGTCGGATGGCGCGGATCTGGATGATGTAACTGCATCGCAGTTTGTGAATACGACTGCCCGGAAGGAATACGAGAGAGCCTTGAAGCGTCTGCGCGAGGAAGTGGGAATGGTTGGAAATCTGAACAAATCGGATCTGCTGAATTACGCGAATAGCTATGGCCGCTATATGGATCTGGTAAAAGAAGTGCGGAAAAAAGATTTTGAGTATATAATCTGGACACGCAGCGGTCCGAAGCCGAATCCATTGGTAAAAATGATGGATGAAGCGCGAAGAGATATGGCGGAGTCATCCAGGCGTTTAGGAATGACATTGGACGGTCAGCTGAAAGCAGCACACGCAAAAGCAACGCAGGAGGAAGAGGATCTGAAAAAGGTCTTTGGTGACTTCTGATGACCAATAAAGAGGAGATTATTCGGTACTGCGAGGAATGCATTTCCGGTGCGATTCCATCCGGGAAGAAACACGTGTGGGCTTGCAAACGATTTCTTCGAGATCTCGAACGTGTAGGAACGCCAGATTTTCCATATATTTGGGATGAGCAGAGAGCGGATCGCATTGTGAAATGGTTTTCGCTTTTGAAACATTCCAAGGGTGCACTGGCCGGAACGCCGATAGAGCTGACTGCATGGCAGAAATTCCGGGAATGTCAGATATATGGCTGGATTCACCAGGAAACCGGCAGAAGACGGTTCCGAAAGGCGTTTACGGAAGTTGGGCGTAAGAATGCGAAGTCCCAGATGGAAGCGGGCGAGGCACTGTTTGAGCTTGCAATCACATCCACGCAGAATAACGAGGTAAATGAGATTTACACCGCTGGAGTCAAGCGGGAGCAGTCAAAGATTGTATTTAACGAGTGCGATTTGATGACGCGTGGCTCCCTGATTCGATCGAAGTTTAATTTCAAGCGGGATTGTATTGAGCATATCAAAACAGGGTCTTTTATAAAGGCGCTCTCAAAAGAGGATGGAAGATCCGGAGATGGTACAAACCCGGCTTTTTTGATTATCGATGAGTACCATCAGCACCCGACCACAGATTTTTATGATTTGGCGCTTGGCTCCAATACGAAGGAGCCGCTGATGTCCATCATTACGACAGCCGGAAAAGACCTGACATATCCATGTTTTACACAGGAATATGACTATTGCGCAAAGCTGCTGGATCCGGATGTCGATGTCTTTAATGATGAGTATTTTGTTGATATCTGCGAGGCGGATCCGGGGGATGATATCGGCGCAGAAGATACCTGGAAGAAAGCCAATCCGATTCGAGCATACTTTCCAGAGGGATTGCAGAAAATCCGGGAGGATTATGAGGTTGCCAGACAGATTCCGGAAAAGCTGATTGCGTTTATGACGAAAATGCTGGATATGTGGGTGCAGGCGAAAGATAACGGGTACATGGATATGGCCAAGTGGAAAGCCTGCGAGGTAAAAGAACTTCCGGTTGATGTTACTGGACGGCCGGTTTATGTGGGATTCGATATGTCCTCTAAGATTGACCTGACTTCGGTGGCCTTTATCGTTCCATACCAGTGCGATGCGGTAGATGCCCAAGGAAAGCCGGTGGTTCGTTACATCCTCTGGACGCATTCTTTTATTCCAACGATGGACAAGCTGCGGGAACACATCATAAAAGATAAGATGCCATATGATGCCTGGGAGCGTTTGGGGTATCTGACGCTGACGAATACACCGATTGTGGATCAGAATTTTGTCATGCAATATGTCTTGGACGAGTGCGAGAAATATAACCTGGATATTCAGTGCCTGTGTTTTGACCCGGCGAATGCGTCAAAAATCATGATGGATTTGTCTGATCAAGGGTATACGGTTGAAGAGGTATACCAAAGCCATAAATCCTTAAATGAGTCAACCCAGGGATTCCGGGAGCAGGTATTTGCCGGGAATGTGGCATATACGCATAACCCGCTTTTGAATTATGCCATGAGTAACGCGGTGATCCGGACAAGTAATGGACTGATTAAGATTGATAAGGATGCCAATACAAAACGCATTGACCCGGTCGATGCGACTCTGGCGGCGTTTAAGCTGGCATTGTACCATGATTTTGAAGGCGAAAATCTCAATGACTATGTTGCTAGATTTTTAGAGGAGAACACATGAGTTTATGGAATAAAATCAAAAATGTTTTCAGAAATGAAATATCAGCGGAGTCAGACAACGGTTTTGACAAATTAATGCAGTGGTGGGGGATTGACGCAGGCAAGCCGAAAGCAATCGCGGAGACCACATATTTTACCTGTCTTAAAGTGCTTGCGGAGACGATGGGAAAAATGCCGCTGAAATTATACCAAGAAGACGAAAGCGGGGGAAGGGTCAGGGCGCCGACTGATAGAACGGCGGATCTGCTCATGAACCGACCGAACCCGATCATGACGCCATCCACATTCTGGTCCACGATCGAAGCAAACTGTGAACATTACGGTAATGCTTATGTGTGGATTCAGACCCAGTTTGTGCGCAAGAAGTTCGGCGGGAATGTGATTGTAAAAGGCTTCTGGCCGATGCAGTCAGATTGCGTAGATGTTCTGATGGATGATGCGGGGATTTTTGGAGCAAAAGGACAGCTGTATTATCGTTATTCTGACCCGAAGACTGGGAAAACGTACACATTCCGCCAAGATAGCGTATTGCACTTTAAAACCTGGTTGACGTGGGACGGCATTATGGGTAAATCTGTGCGGGATATTTTAAGAGATACCGTAAAGGGCGCCGGATACTCGCAGTCCTATCTTAACCAGCTCTATGAGGGCGGCTTGACGGCATCCTGCACACTGCAATACACCGGCGAGCTGGATACCAAGCTGCGTCTGAAACTGCAGAAAGAGTATAACGATTTGCTGACCGGGGCTAAAAATGCCGGGAAGGTAGTGGCACTTCCGGTTGGATTTACGCTCCAGCCGTTAGATTATAAACTGACGGACGCGCAGTTTTACGAGCTTCGGAAATATACAGCGCTGCAGATTGCGGCGGCATTTGGAGTAAAACCGAATCAAATCAATGACTATGAAAAGTCCAGCTATGCGAACTCGGAAACGCAGCAGCTGGCTTTTTTGGTTGATACTATGCTGTATCGGCTCACAATGTACGAGCAGGAAATCAATTATAAATGCCTATCCGAAAAACAACGTTCGGAAGGATACTTGTATAAATTTAATGAGCGGGTGCTGCTTCGGGCAAATGCGGAAACGCAGATGAAGACCATTACGTCAGCTGTCCAGAATGGCGTTTACACACCGAATGAGGGACGGCATTTCCTGGATCTTCCGTCGATGCCTGGCGGAGACGCATTAATCGTAAATGGAAATTATGTGCCGCTGACATCCGTTGGCGCCGCATATGGAGTGAATGGGAAAGGAGGGGAAGAGTAAATGGTTTTGAAAATTAATGGGGACATTGTCGGAAATGATTCCAAAGAGATTTATGACTGGCTTGGATTTGAGTGTTCCACTCCGGGAGACGTCCAGAAGGCGCTGGCGGAGCTGCCGAAAGGCGATCGCCTGCAGGTGAAGATCAATTCTGGAGGCGGAGAGATCATGGCCGGTCAGGAAATGTATTCTATGCTGCGAAATCGAAACGATGTTGATATCGAGGTGGAGTCAATGGCAGCGTCTGCCGCTTCTGTGATTGCGATGGCTGGGCACAGTACCATATCTCCGGTTGGAATATTGATGATTCATTGTGTATCAGCGTGGTATGTGTCTGGAAACCATCAGGACATGGAAAAGATGGCGGAGACGCTTCGAACTTACGATGAAGCGCTTGCAAATGCGTATGCGGTAAAGACTGGGCGGCCAAAGGATGAGATTCTGAAGCTTATGAACGAGGAGACGTGGCTGACGGCTGAAAGGGCGGTCGAGCTTGGATTTGTGGATGCGATCTCAGATGAGGCTCCGGCGTTCACCAATGCATTAGGCATGACGGCGGTGACGCCGGAAATGATTGAGGAGTTCCGGGCAGCAAAGGCAAAAGAAAAAGCCTTGGAAGAAGAAAAAGAAAACCTGTTAAAAGACCTCGATTTGTACGGGGTGTGAAAGGAGATAAGATATGAATAAGAAATTACTTGAACTGTTAAACCAGATCAACGCACAGAAACAGAAAGTGGTAGATTTGGCAAACGATGGAAAGCTGGAGGAGGCAAAGACGGCCAAGGAAGAGCTCCAGAAGATGCAGGATAAATTTGATCTGTTAAAAGATGTTCTGGATCAGGAAGCGGAGCCGGAGCCGATCGAGCCGACAGTTGAGCCGACCAATCAGGGTGCGGAGCCGTCTGGAGTGCATCCGGTAAACATCAATAAAAACCATGCGATTCATGAGTTCGCGGATGCGGCGCGTCATTATTTTAAAAATGTGAAAGCAAATACAGCGGGAACAGATGTGGACGGCGGCTACACGGTCCCGGATGATATCAAAACAGAGATCAACCGTTACAAAGAAGCAAGATTTTCGATGGAGTCCCTGGTAGATACGGAGTCTGTATCTACAGATAGCGGCCGCCGCACATATCAGTCGAGAGCGGATCACACAGGTTTTGCCCAGGTCGCTGAGGGCGGAAAGATTGCGAACGTGGCAGGACCGACCTTTGAGTTAATCGAGTACACAATTAAGAAATACGCGGGCTGGATGCCGGTAACCAGCGAACTGCTGGCAGATTCTGACGCCAATATTACAAATACGCTGATCCAGTGGCTGGGCGAAGAGGATATTGCCACAAGAAACCGTCTGATTCTGGGAGTCCTGCAGAGTGAGACTGCCGCCGAATTAAGCAATCTAGATGGAATTAAAAAACTGCTTACAGTGACAATTGGCTCGGCTTTTGCCGGTACATCTAAGATTGTCACAAATGATGATGGTTTAAATTGGATGGATACATTAAAAGATACGAACGGCAGATATCTCTTAAAACCAAACATGGATCCGACATCCCCGATTAAATACCAGCTGGCAGTAGGAGCCACGAATGTTCCGCTGGTGGTAATTCCGAATTCTATTCTGGCATCGAATGTGGCAACTGCAAAGAAGAGAGGAATCCCGATGATTTGCGGCGATTTGAAAGAGGGTGTTAAGATTTTTGACCGTCAGAAGCTCTCTGTCCTGGCATCAAATGTGGCGTCTGTAACTGGCTTCAACGCGTATGAGCAGGATATGACCCTGTTCCGTGGCATTCTGCGCATGGATGTCAAAGCAAAGGATAAAGCGGCGTTTAAAAACGGTGTAATTACGGTAGATGATGCCACTGTATCCGGATCATAAGGAGTGATGATTGATGGAACTGGAAGATATCAAAAGTTATCTCCGGATTGATGGAGACGAAGAGGACAGCCTGCTTCGGACCATGATAGATGCCGGAAAAGAATTTATCCGGTCGGCGGTTGGCGAGTATGATGATACGGATTCGACCGCCCAGGTTCTCCTGGCAGCGGTCGTACAGAATATGTATGATAACCGGGAGCTGATGCAGTCGGAGCAGCAGGTTAAAAAGCGGATCGAGTATACCTTCCAGTCCATGATTCTGCAGCTTCAGATGAAATACAGCTTAAAGCAGGAGGAGGCGGAGAAAGAGGTATGAGCCAGGTAAAGACAATCAATCCCGGAAGGTTAAATCGACGCATTACAATTATGCGTTATCAGGCGGTTGAGGATGAACTTGGTAATCAGGTACAACAGCTGGTTCCGCTCAAATCCTGCTGGGCTGAGATTCGGCAGATAAGAGGAAAAGAGCAGCTTGAATATTACAAAAATGTCAATGAGTTGGTGTATAAAATTACACTCCGCTATACGGATGTAACAGAAAAAGATGTTGTGGTGTATAAGGGGCGGCAGTTTCAGGTCAATTACCCTAACAATCTAATGGAAGACAATCGTTATATGGAACTCATGTGTACAGAATCAAAGGATCATGCAGTGAAGGAGGCGGAAGGTGGCTGATGTAAGTTATGCGGACGTTATCCGCACTGTAAATGATATTTTGAAGGAAACCTACCCAGAAATTACAAGATACGGCAATGATACCGTGGATAAAGCGGTACCGCCGTATTTTTTTGTAGAATGTATTCCGGCAGGGATAAACCGGCAAACGAAAAATATGCTGAATAAGTCCTGTAGCGTCATGATTACGTATGTGCAAAGAGTATCCGAACAGGTGGACAACCTTTCCAAAGCGGAAAAAATAGGGGAAAAGCTGGGGATGAATCTTTGCGTGAATGACAGGCAGCTGCAGGTACTCCGATATGCGCATGAGTATATCGGGGAAAAGAACAATATCTTACAGATTTCGTTTGCGCTGGACTGGTGGGAAAGCACACAGAAGCGTCCGAAAGAGGAGACAATGGAACATTTACACACCGAGCTTAAGGCGAAAGGAGACTAAATGGCTAAGTTATTATCACCAAGTATTTCAATCACGTTCGTGGAAAAGGCAGCGAGCATGATTGAACGTGGATCGAGAGGAATTGTTGCGTTGGTGCTTAGGGATGCCAGTATTAAAGGCGATCCGGAAGTCTATATCATCCGGGATGTGACAGGAATTCCGGCGGGATGGTCAGAGGCCAATAAGCAGTACGTCAAGGACTGCTTGAAGGGGTATAGCACTGCACCGTTGAAAGTGATTGTTTACGTGATGTCGGCAACGGAAGAGGCAGACCAGCTGTATACGGATATGCTGAGTTATCTGGAGACAGAAACCTTCCAGTGGCTTGCGATTCCGACGGTTGAGACGGACGGAAAAACCAATGACATTGTTTCGTGGGTTAAAACGCAGCGCGAGAACGATAACATGATCAAGGCGGTTCTGCCGAATGCGGACTCGGCGGATTGCGAAGGAATCATTAACTGGGTTTCCACGCTTTCGTATGAGGAAACTGTAAGCAGCGATGGCAATAATGCGACGGTAACCGTTAAAAAATACACACCGGAGCAGGGAACACCGAGAATCGCGGGTATTCTGGCGGGAACTGATATCACAATCTCGGCAACTTACGCACCGATGAAGGATTTCAGTGATACATCGCGCCTGAATAAGAGCGAAAGGGATACTGCCGTAGGCGCAGGAAAATTAATCGCTTTATGGGATGGTGAGAAAGTGAAACTGGATCGGGCGGTTACGTCGTTTGTGACTACGACAGGGAATAAAGGAGACTCTTTCAAGAAAATCAAACTGGTTGAAGATATGGATATGATTAAGACGGATATCCAGTCCACAATTCAGGATGATTATATCGGCAAATATGCGAACAGCTATGACAATAAGTGCCTCTTAATTACAGCGATTAACGGATATTTCAAAACGCTGGTAAGTGAGGGTGTGATTGAATCAGGTACCGAGATTGATATTGAATCCCAGCGGACTTATCTGGAAAGCCTGGGGAAAGAAGTCACGGTAAATGGCTCAACCAAGAATCCCGACGAGTTGTCTGATGATGAGGTTAAGATGGCAAACACGGGCTCCCATGTGTTTTTAAAGGCTACGGTAGTACTTACCGATGCCATCGAGGATGTGAACCTGACAATCAATGTGTAAAAGAGTTGCGGTATCGCAACGGAAAGGAGCAGCATGAAAGAATTTGAATCAAACCGCACGATTAATGGAAGTTTTGGTGAGGCGTGGCTGGATGATGATTATCTTGCAGAGATTGAATCTGGAAAAGCAGTGCTTAACATAACATACACGGATATCCAGATGGCGCGTCGGCTCATGAATGGTAAAAAGATGACTAAGGTGGAAGGAAAGGGCTCTATCAAGTTACATCATGTCCGCAGTAATATTGCGAAAAAGATGTCTGATGCAATTAAGAGCGGGAAAACAGTTAGTAGCAAAATTATCATGAATCTTTCAGATCCGGATGCGCTGGGAGCTGAGAGAGTAGTTTTATATGGTTGCAAATTCAGCGAAGCAACTTTGATGGACTGGGAAGGCGGAAAAGTAACGGAAGAATCCTATGATTTCTCTTTTGAGGACTGGGATTTCCTGGATTTGATTATTGCATAGGAGGATGAAGAACGATGGCAATTTTATCAATTGATACACTCATGAAACTTGACCGGAAGCTTGTGGAAGAGGTCCCGACAAAGGAAATTCGCGCAAAGCACTTGTCTAAAATTATGGGACAGGACGTCAGTGTGAAGATTAAAGCACTGTCCGGAGAAACCTATGTAGGTCTGCTTGCGACGGCGACCAACAAGAAAGGTAACGTGGATCCGGCGAAAACCTATAAGGCACAGACGCTGATTGTTGTGGAAGCGATGCAGGAGCCATCTTTAAAGGATAAGGAACTGCAGAGCCATTTTGGCGCTGTATCACCGGCGGACCTGGCGCGGATCCTGTTCCCAGGCGGAGAAATGACTGCTGTTTTTGGACAGGTGGCGGAGCTCTCTGGATATGGAGATGATGAAGAAGAAACGGATGAAGAGGTAAAAAACTCGTAGATACCGACGTTGATTTCCAGCTGATGTTTTATCTTTTTTGTAATCATGACTGGGCACCGTCGGTATATTTTGATGCGCATGAGTCAGATAAGAGAGTGATTCGCGCCTTTGCAAAAATGGAAGCTGAACTCATTAAAGAACTTCGAGAGAAGATAAATGGAGGAAAGTAATGATAAGGCTTGAATTTGATGGCGCGGATGAACTGATAGCGGATATGCAGAAAATGGTATCTGATTATCCAAAAGAAGCTTCGGATGCGCTGTTTGAAGTGGCAGAAAATTTTAACGAAGATGTTAATGCAAAGATGCCGGGCAATTACGGAAATAAAATAAGAAAATGGAAAATTGCAGGAGCCAAGGAAGGGATCAGCTCGTTTGTAACGAGCACCAACCGGGCTCCTCATTTTCATTTAGTCGAAAATGGACATGCAAAATATGATTTCCACGGCCATTATACGGGCGGATTTGTACCGGGAAGGCATTATGCAGAGCGGACGCGCCAGGAATATCAAGAAAAGTATCCGGAGCTTATATCCGGGAAAATTGAAGAGATGTTGAAGAAACACAATCTTTGAGAGGGGGCAGGAATAAGTGGCTAAGAAAGATGTAGATGTACGGTTTAATTTAATAGACAATTTTACGGCATCTTTTAATAAAACGATCCAGACCATGACTGCTGGCACGAAGAAAGCGCAGAACGCCTGGAAGAGCGTGTCAAAATTTGGAGAGGGCATTACTAGCATGGGAACCAAAATGTCTGCCGTTGTGACTGCCCCTCTTGTCGGTCTGGGCGCGGCATCGGCATCGGAATTTGGAAATGTGGACAAGTCCTTAAGACTGGTCCAGCAGACGATGGGTTCGACCGATGCACAGGCAAAAACGCTGGAAAGTGCGATCAAGTCAGCGGCGTCCAATTCGGTATTCGGAATGCAGGATGCCGCGGATGCAGCGCTTAACTTCGCCCGACAGGGCTTTGATGCGGCGACGGCGGCGGACATGATCGCTCCGGCAATGGATCTGGCAGCCGGAACAGCTACAGATCTGGCTACGGTTACCGGCGGCGTCGGTAACGCATTGAAGATGTTTTCGGATCAAGGACTGAAAGCAAATGATGCAGCGGACATGCTGGCGAAAGCGCAGGCACAGGCCAATACCACGGTGCAGGATTTATTTGATTCGATGTCGGTTGCCGGTCCAATGTTGGATTCGGTTGGATGGAGTTTTAAGGATTTGGCTGTTATTACGGATGTATTTGGTGATGCAAGTATATCTGGTTCGGAAGGTGCGACGGCAGTAAAAACAGGCTTGGCAAGATTGGCAGCACCGGCAAAAGAAGGTGCCGATGCTATGAAAAAACTGGGGCTTAGCTTCTTTGATGCTAGTGGAAAAATGGATGATATGCAGACCATGCAAAAGAAGCTGCATGATTCCTTTGCTGGGTTAAGTGATCAGGAACAGATGGCGGCAGCGTCGGCTATTTTTGGCAAGAATCAGATGGGAAAATGGATGACGTTGATCAATCAATCGCCAGATACCTTTGCCAAATATGCGGCTGGATTGGACGAAGCCACCGGCTCTGCAAATAACATGGCGGGTGCGTTGCTGTCGGGTCCGGGCGGTGCGGTTGAAAAATTGAAATCATCGTTTGATGTTTTTAAGTATACGGTCGGTGACACAGTGGCGAACACAATAACGCCGTTTGTCGAGAAAATAACGGCGCTACTTGATAAGTTTAACAATATGGATGAGGCGCAGCAGAAGCAGATTGTTAAATGGGCGGCGATGGCGGCGGCAGTTGGACCGGGACTGATGATGTTTGGAAAAGTCGTGTCTACGGTCGGAAAAGTTGGAGTAAGTTTGAATAAAATTGTCGGAATTGCTTCCAGGGCGGCAGGTGGATTTAAAGCCTTGCGTACAGGAGCAGGATTGGTGCAGGCTGGAATTGCAGCATTAACTTCTCCAGTCGCGTTGGTTTTGGCGGCGATCGCAGCGCTGATTGTCGTGATTATTTCTATCAAAACACATTTTGATGTGTTTAAGGCAGTTTTAAATTCGACCTCGCCTACGTTCCAGCGGTTAAAAACCAATATTCAAAAATTAATGACCACGATTCAGCCGCTTATCAGTAAAGTGCAGGAAGTTGCACCGGTATTCATGAATGTGTTTGGTTCTGTGATTGCAGGTGCGTGTGGTACAGCACTTTCCATTTTGGGGGCACTATTAGCTGGAGTAACTACGATAGTAACTGGAATTATAGAAACAATTCAGGGCATTATCACGTTTGTGACAGGACCTTTTACAGGCGATTGGTCAGCCGGATGGAAAGGTGTGCAACAGATATTTAGCGGAATATGGGATGTCATAAAAGGAATTATAGAATCAACAATAGGAATACTTGGCGGTCTGGCAGATAGCGTTAAAGGGTTACTTGGATTGGGCGGAGAAAAAAGTTCGGCATCCGGCAAGGTGCCCGGAAGGGCGGTCGGTGATCGCTCCTGGCGTGGCGGCTTGGTACAGGTCCATGAACGAGGCGGCGAGATTCTGGATCTCCCACGAGGCACAAGGATCTATCCTCACGACGTATCGATGCAGATGGCA